ACAAAGACACTGAGTTGTTTGAAGAACTCTATGTCAAGTACGAAAAACAAAAAGGCCTCCGTAAGAAAACGATGAGCGCCGAAGAAGTGTTCAAGAGTGGTATACTAAAAGAGCGCACAGACACGGGTCGAATATATCTCGTATTCATTGATAATGTCATGAACCAAGGACCTTTTGATCCTGAGTACCATACGATTTATCAAAGTAACTTGTGCTGTGAGATCCTATTACCCACACGTTCATTTAAGCGATTAGACGACGATAGTGGACGCATAGCGTTATGTACACTGGGATCTATCAACTGGGGATCGTTCCGCAATCCAGAGGATATGCGTAGAGCCTGTAGGATTCTACAGCGTAGCCTGTGTAACATTCTTGACTATCAAGACTTCTTGTCGATACAGAGCAAGCTGAGTAACGACGAGATACAGCCACTAGGCATTGGTGTTACTAATTTGGCCTACTGGCATGCCAAACGCAGCCTGAAGTACGGCGAGAAGGATGCCTTACAGGAAGTCAAGAGTTGGATGGAGCACCAAGCCTACTACTTGACAGAAGCCACAGTGGAGTTGGCCAAAGAACGTGGTGCTTGTGTGCATTCAGACAAAACACGCTACGGTCAAGGTACTTTCCCATGGGAGCTTCGAGCCAAAGGTGTGAATGAACTAGCAGACTTTGCTCCAGAACTAGATTGGGAAACACTGCGATCCAATATGAAACAGTATGGTGTTCGCAATGCCACACTAATGGCCATTGCTCCAGTAGAAAGCTCAAGTGTTGTAATTAATTCAACCAACGGTATTGAAATGCCTATGAGCCTGATTAGCACTAAGGAAAGTAAGGCAGGTAGTTTTACGCAGGTAGTTCCAGAGTACAACAGATTGAAGAACAAGTATCAGTTGATGTGGGAACAAAAAGACTGTGACGGCTACTTAAAAACTGCGGCTGTACTAGCAGTTTATGTTGATCAAAGCATCTCAACTAACACGTTCTACAACCCAGCACACTGGGCTGATCGCAGAGTGCCTACAACACTAATTGCTAAGAATTTAATGCAGGCTCACTTGTGGGGATTGAAGACATTCTACTACAGTCTAATTAACAAAGCAGGCAGCAAGGCCTCGGCAGAGCCAACACCAGAAGTACACTACAATGGGTTTCACAATGAACGTGAAGTCGAAACAAGTATTGAAGAAGATTGCGAAAGCTGTAAATTATAATGTTAGAAACCATATGTGATATAATGACCGACGCTTACAAGCGTAACTGGATTACCAGTCGTGATGGCAATGTTTCAATTCGTCATCACGACCGTGATCACTTTTACATTACACCTAGTGGTGTGCGTAAACAAACACTGCAACCTGATCAGTTTAAGAAGATTAGTATTGATAGAACTATAAACAGTGGACACGGCACAGGCATCTATGCTTACAATTGGCGCGATTTGCCTTACACTGACATTAGTGCTAATCTAAAGCCTAGTGGCGAACTTCCTTTACATTTCGGATTACAACGTGAGATGGGACAACACGCAGGTGAAGTTCGTGTAGTAGTACACGTTCATCCTACCTACTGTATTGCGGCAATGCATGCCGGTATTGATTTGAGTACCGTAAGTGCAGCATTTCCAGAATTGAATCGCTATACCAAGGTAGCACCTAATGTGGGCGATGTGCCGCCAATCAGTCAAGAACTTGCTGACCAGTGCCACAAGAATTTACAGTTAGATGATTATGGTAACATTGCCTACGACATTTTGGGCATCAAAGGACATGGTGTTGTAGCAATCGATACTAGTCCGTGGCGTGCCTATGAGCACATAGAAAGATTAGAACACATTTGCAAGATAGTACTTGCATCAGGAAAATATTAAAATGTCAAAACAACAATACAACTTACACACCAAGACAGACTATCTAAATCGTAAGATGTTTTTAGATCCAGCAGGCCCAGTTACTATCCAACGCTTTGAAGAAGTAAAATATAAAAAGATTGCAGACTTTGAAGCAACTGCACGTGGTTTCTTTTGGCAACCAGAAGAGATCAGCCTTTCAAAAGATGCCAACGACTTTAAAGACGCCAGCGATGCGGTCAAGCATATCTTTACATCAAACCTGCTACGTCAAACAGCATTGGACAGTTTGCAAGGCCGTGGACCAAGTCAGATTTTTACACCAGTGATCAGTCTGCCAGAACTAGAAGCATTAGTTTATAACTGGACTTTTTATGAAACAAATATTCATAGTAAATCTTACAGTCATATCATTCGAAATATATATAACGTACCTAAAGAAGTTTTTAATACCATACACGACACCGCTGAGATTGTAGGCATGGCTAGTAGTGTAGGCAAGTATTACGATCTATTACATCAAGTAAACTGTCAGAAAGAAATCAATCCTGATTCAGTTCAAGAAAAAGATCATATAAGAGCAATTTGGTTAGCCCTTAATGCCAGCTACGCACTAGAAGCCTTCCGCTTTATGGTGTCATTTGCTACTAGTCTTGCAATGGTTGAGAACAAGATCTTTATTGGCAATGGCAACATCATCAGCTTGATCCTACAAGACGAATTGTTACACAAGGGTTGGACTGCTTTCTTGATCAATCAAGTGGTTAAAGAGGATCCAAGATTTGTTGAAGCTCGAGACACCTGCCAGGCAGAAGTCTATCAAATGTATATGGATGTTATTCGTGAAGAAAAAGAGTGGGCTACCTATTTGTTTAAACTGGGTCCAGTTATCGGACTCAATGCAAACATTCTGCGTGACTTTGTGGACTACACTGCACTAGATGCACTAAAGCAAATTGGCATTAAGTATCAAGCAAGTGCTCCTAAGTCAACACCAATTCCTTGGTTCAACAAGCATACCGATACCAGCAAGAAACAAACTGCCTTACAAGAAAACGAATCAACCAATTATGTCATTGGAGTTATGGGCGAAGGCATTGACTATGCGGACCTTCCGGAGTTATAATGTTTAAAGTACAATTTAAAAATAAAAGTCCATACGAATCCTGGTCTACCCTAGGAACATATGGTACCGAAGCTGCTGCTATCCAGGCAGCTCTTTTTAAGAAAAATAAAGGATCAATTCTAGTCAGAGTCACTGACTCGAAAGGATCAATAGTATATTCAAATTAAAGGAAACAAAATGAACCCAGTTATTATATGGAGCAAGTACAACTGCCCCTATTGTGATCAGGCCAAGGCCCTGTTAAAAGATCGTAGAATTCCGTTTAAAGAACATAAAATTGGTGACGGATACACTAAAGAAGAATTGTTAGAAGCAGTACCAAATGCTCGAACAGTTCCACAAATTATCATCAATGGCAATGCGATTGGTGGCTTTACAGAATTAAAAAAATACATTGACGAAACCGGGTTTAACGGCACCGGATACTAAAAAGGAAACTAAAAATGTTAATTAATAAAGGCGTAAGCGCAGGCGAAGTTATCACACTTAAACTTACAAGCGGTGAAGAAATTGTGGCCAAACTAGCAGAAGAAACAAACGACTATTACAAGTTATCAAAGCCAATGGTTATTGGTATGGGTGCAAAAGGACCAGGCCTAATGCCCTACTTGTTTACAGTTAGTCCAAATGCAGATATCAAATTGTCTAAGACTACAGTTACAGTAGCAGAAGCAACTGATGAAGCATTTGCCAAACAGTTCCTTGAATCAACCACCGGCATTGCGCTGGCTTAAATACTAGTTTAAGGAACTATTATGGCCGCCGGCGATCCAATTGATTATAGCGAGTATTATTCTAGCATTGCTACTGCATTAGGTACTATTGCTTCAAATTCAACAGACATTAAAACTTCCCTAGCTACATTGGCTGCACAAACAACCATATTGGCTACCAAGTTGGGAGAAATCGAAAGCCATCAGAAAAAACTGAAAGAACTAGGGGAAGGCCCCGGAATCCATGTTATCAGTCCATACGAATGGATCAGTGTGTATTCAATTTATAAATCATTACTAGCACAGGGCATAACAGACTTTGCATCGTTAAAAGCTCAGGTAGGCACATTGCCTAAAGAATTCTAATATGACTGCTGGGGTATCAAGAGATGCAGGAACAGACATTGCCGGCGGAGCACTGATACAAGGCTCCGGCGATGTCTTTACCAATAATGACCCTACGGTAAGATTAGGAGATGCTGTTGCTGGACACGGCCGTGGTGCCCATCGCGGGCCAACTATGGCCGAAGGCAGTCAATCTGTATTTACAAACAATATACCTACAGTAAGGGCTGGGGATTCTGCAACCTGCGGGCATTTTGCCACAGGTAGCGGTGACGTATTTGCAGGTGACGAAGTTGATACTGATACTCCCGCAAACAGAGATATGAACGAAGGCGACGATGACGATGCTGATGTTCCTGGCTCGGGTGCTGCTTTTGTTGCCAGCAAGCCTAGTATAGACAAAACTGAATTAGAAGCCAAGGTTGATAAAAAAGCTGAAGATACAGCGCCGCCTAAGTCGCCAGCAGCTTTGTCAAAAGATTGCTCGGACATTGCCAGCATAACTCCCTTCCCCACCGGAGATGCCATTGACGGCATACAGTTAACTGCAACTTACACTGTGGGAAAATTAACTAGAAAACCTCATGTGGTATTTGACAACTCTCTT